ACGCGTTCCGCCTGAACAGCCCTCGCGCGCGCGCGGAAGATGCGCGGCATGGCCTGGTCTGACTCTCTCCTCGAAGCGAAGTATCGCGGCATCACGTTCGACTGCGTGTCGACCGACGATGGCGCCGATCGTGCACTCGCCCAGCACCTGTGCCCGTACCTCGACGGGGCCGACATCGAGGACACGGGGCGTGGCGCTCGCGCTATCAGCGTCGAGGCCGTCTTCTACGGCGAAGACTACGAAAGCGCCTTGCAGGCGTTCCTCGCCGCCCTGGACACGGGCGGCGCAGGCGAGCTGCAGCACCCCGTCTTCGGTGCGATCAACGTCTACGTCCAGCACCACAGCGTGCGCCACGTGGCCGAAGACGTCGATCAGGCGCGCGTATCAATCGCGTTTGTCGAAGGCCGGGCGGACGTCGCCGCGTTCTTTGCTCGCGAGCTGCCGGCGCAGAAGGCCGCAGCGGTGGCCACTCATGGCGATGCGGCCCGCTCTGCGCTCGCTCAGGCGCTCGCCGACGCAATTGCACGCCTGCGCAACTCGGCCGCGCTCGCCGCGCTGGAGGATCTGCGCACTTCCATGCTTGGCCCGCTGCTCGCTGGTCAGGACGAAGCGCAAAGCGTCCTGGTCTCGGGGCTCGATGTGCTCACGTATCCGTCCGCCTGGACGACGGACCTTTCCTCACTCGCCAACGGCATCCTCGACACCAAGGATTTCGCCACCGACGTAGTCGGCGACTGGCGCGCGGCGGGCAACAGCCTGCGCGTCTTCGATGTGTTCTTTCCGGACACGAGCAGCGCGACGCCGGTCGCAGCGGCCAGCACGCCGACCGAGGCTCAGGCGGTCACGCTTGTGGGGGCCTACGTCCAGTCGAACAGCGCAGCGGCCTACGCTGACGCGGCGAGCTTCGTGCTGATCAGCGAGGCCGACACGCCGACGCTGTCGCCACCCGAGATCGAGGCTATCGCCAACACGGCGCGCACGCGCCTGGAGGCCGCGATCGTGGCCGTGCGTGCGACGCTCACCGTCGAGCCCGCGCGCCCGGTCGTGGAAGCGCTCAAGGATCAGGCGTATGCCGTCCAGGAAGCCGCGCGCTCGGTGATCGAGGCTCGGCCGCCGCTGGTGGCACGCACCCTGAGCGCGCCGGGCAACCTGCGCCTGATCGCGCATCGCTGGTATGCCGACCACACGCGCGCGCCCGAACTCGCGCGCCTGAACCCCGACGTGCGTCGGCCGAACTTCCTGCAACCGGGAGACGCGCTCAATGCCTACGCGCGGTGAAGATCGGGTGCAGCTCGCCATCGGCGGTCAGGTGCATGACGCCTGGGAGTCCTATGAGATCGACTCGGATCTCTTGACGCCGGCAGACGCCTGGCACATGACGCTGGGCCTGCCCGGCGGCGGGCTGCCGGCTGTCGTGAAGATGGGGGCCTCGGTCGAAGTACGCGTGGGCGACGAGGTCGTCATGGTCGGCGCGATCGACGACATTGACGATGACGTGGGCGTCGGCACGCACACGCTAACGCTTGCCGGGCGTGACCGCGCCGCAGTGCTCGTCGATTGCTCTGCGCCGATCTTCGTCGCACGCATGGCCAGCCTGCCTGAGATCATCGCCAAGGTCGTGCGACCGCTCGGCATCACGAAGATTCGTATTGATGCGGACGCCACGCGCACTCGCGAAAAGATCAACGTCGAGCCCGGCGACACGGCCTGGAGCGTGCTGACGAATGCGGCCGAGGCGAACGGCCTGTGGCCCTGGTTCGACCCGGACGGCACGCTGGTGATCGGCGGCCCTGACTACACGCAGGCACCCGTTGCCGCGCTGACCATGCGACGGGACGGCCGCGGCAACAACGTCGAGGAACTGCGTCGCCGCCAGTCCATGTCGGGGCGTTTCTCCGAGATCACGGTCTTAGGGCAGACGCATGGCACGGCAAGCGAACCGGGCAAGCACGCGCTGCGAGCGAGCGCAACAGATTCTGGTGTCACCGTCACGCGTCCGCGCACGGTAGTCGATCATGAGGCCGACAGTCAGGCCGTGTGTCGCGACCGCGCCAGGAAACTGATCGCCGACGCGCGCTTGAACGGCTTCACGCTGCAGGCTCGCGTCAAGGGCCATCACATCAAGGCGCCGGGGATGCCTGGAAACGGCAAGCTGTGGACGCCTGGCCAGCGCGTCAACGTGATGAGCGAGCCGCACGGCATCAACGGCACCTTCTTTCTCTTGGCGCGCCGCTTCTCAGGCAATCGCAGGCAAGGTGCCGTCACCGAACTGACGTTCAAGGAAGACGGCGTCTGGGTGCTCGATGCGCATCCGCACAAGCGCAAGCATCGCCGCGGCAAGAACGACGCAGGGCCGGGCGAGATCCTTGACCTTGCGGGAGGCTCGCAGTGATCCGCGAGATAGACCGGCGCATCAACAAGGCGCTCGGGCACCTACGTCTTGCCTTCCGTTCGGTTTTGACGCGCCTGGACACCGGCGGCCCCGTGCAACTCGCCCAGGCCGATGGCTTGGCCGGCGAGCAACTGCAGGACAACGAGCTGATGCAGCACTACGGCTTCACGTCCGCGCCACTGCCCGGAACCATGGCCGTCGTGCTGCCGATCGGCGGCAAGACCGCGCATGGGATCTTGATCGCCACCGAGCACGCAAGCTACCGCCTCAAGGGCCTGGAAAGTGGCGAGGTCGCGCTCTACACCGACGAAGGCGATTCGATCGTCCTGCGCCGAGGTCGCCTGATCGAAGTCACCACGCAGACGCTGCAGATCGATGCCAGCGAGGCCGTGGAGATCACCAGTCGCAAGGTCACGATCAACGCCAGCGAAACCATCGAGCTGCACACGCCGATGGTGCACGCGACGGCCGCAGTGGCTGCCGATGGCGACATCACGGATCTGGCCCAGGCCAGTGGCCGCTCGATGGCGACGATGCGTGAGGTCTTCAACGCTCACACGCACCACGAGAACGATGCGCACGGCGAAACCAACAAGCCGACGCAGGAGATGTGATGGACGCCTGGATCGATCCCGCGACCGGCGACTATGACCTGCAAGCGGGCGCCGTCACACGCGACCCCGCCGGCGGCCTCGCAAACGCTGTCTACCTGCGGCTGGAGACGCCGCTAGGCAGCTACTGGACCGACGCGACGCTGGGCAGCCGCCTGCACGAACTGCAGCGCGAGAAGGATCTCGCCCGCGTGGCGGTGCTCGCGCGTCAGTACGCCGAGCAGGCGCTCCAGCCGATCCTCACCGATGGACGAGCGACCTCGATCTCCGTCACGAGCGAGCGCGCCGGCAACGGCCGCCTCAACCTGCTGATCGAAGTCACCGCCGCCAGCGGCGAGGGCTTCACCTTCAGCCACCCGGTCAAGGTGATCTGAGATGTCGTTTAACACGCCCGACTTTGACGCGATCCGCTCGGCCATCCTGCGCGACATCGCCAACCAGGTGCCGTCCTCCCAGGTCGGCGTCGATTCCGACTATGGCGTGCGCGCTGCCGCCAACGCGGCCGCGACCGAGGGCCTCTATCAGCACCAGCAGTGGATCGTGCGTCAGATCCTGCCCGACACGGCGGACTCCGACTACCTGGAGCGCTGGGCGCTGATCTGGGGGATCACACGCAAGGTCGCGTCGGTCGCCAGCGGGACAATCGTCTTCTCGGGCACATCGGGCGCTGCCATCCCACAAGGCACGCGTGCGAGCACGTCGGTGGGCGTGGCTTACCAGACGAGTGCGGCGGCCGTGATTGCCGCTAACGGCACGGCGATCGTCGCGTCCGTCGCAGTTCTGTCGGGCGCCTCGGGCAACACGCCCGCCGGGACGGCGCTCACGCTGTCGGCAGCGCCTGCTGGCGTGCAAAGCCAGGCGGTGTCGGGGACGTTCTCCGGCGGGGCCGACGCCGAGCTGGACGACTCGCTGCTCGCGCGCCTGCTCGATCGCATCCAGCACGCGCCGGCCGGCGGCAACAAGTACGACTTCAAGCGCTGGGCCAAGGAGGTGTCGGGCGTCGATGAGGCGTGGGTGTTCCCGCTTCGCCGCGGCCTGGGCTCGGTCGACATCGTCGTCATGGCCACGGGCGGCGCACCTTCGGCCGCCTTGATCGCCGAAGTCAAAGCGCATATCGACGATCAGCGGCCGGTGACCGCCTCCGATTGCGCGGTGCTCGGCCCGACGCTCACCCCCGTGCCGATCATCATCACAGGCCTGGTGCTCGATGGCACGACGCTCGACAGCGCGACGGCCGAGATCAACACGCGCCAGGCGGCGTACTTCGCCACCCTCGTGCCGGGTGGCACCGCGTACCGCAACAAGATCGCCTCGATGATTTCGGACATCCAGGGCGTGGTGGACTTCGTGCTCGCTTCGCCCGCCACGAACGTGACGAGCGCCGTCGATGCCACGCACGTTCAACTGCTCACGCTCGGCGGAGTGGCCATCTCGTGACGCACGCGGAGCTGCTCGCCCTCCTGCTGCCCAGCTCCTATGCGCGCCAGGCCGAAGCGTTGTCGGTCGAACTCGCCGCCGAGGGCAACGCCCTGGACGCGGCGCAAGCGAGCGCCGACAGCATCGTCGGCGGCGCGACGCCGCTCTTCACCGAGGCGCTGCTCGAAGGCTGGGAGCGCGTTTGCGGCCTGACCGGACAGAGCGGAACCGAAGCCGATCGCACCAGTGCAGTGCTCGCGCGGCTTCGCGCCGTGGGCGGCCTCTCGCGCGATTACTTCATCGATCTGGCCGCCGCGCTCGGCTACACGATCCTGATCGAAGAGCTGCAGCCCTTTCGCGCGAGCCGCAATCGCGTGGGCGACATGATCTGCGTGCCGACGATCGTCTTCGTATGGCAGGTGGAAGTCATTGGGATGGACCAGCCTCCCGCGGTCCTGATCAACCTGTTCAACGAACTGAAACCGGCCTGGACGGCCGTTGTGTTCGTAGGCGCCGTCAATCGCCTGATCGAGTCGGGCGCCGCACGCCTCACCGAAACCGGCGACGAGCGGATCGTCTAGGAGAGCCTCATGAGTGGAGTCAAGATTACCGAGCTGCCGGCGGCCAACGACCTGGACGAGGCCAACGCGTTCGAAGTCGTACAAGGCGGTCAGAGTCGCAAGATGACCGGCCAGCAGCTCAAGGCAGCCATGCAGGCCGTCGTCAATCGCACCGTCAGCACGTCGGCGCCGACAGGCGTGCCGGCAGACGGCGCCGAGTGGGTGGTGATCGCTTCGTGAGCGCGCCGGTTTCCTACGTTGGCAGCGGCGGCGCCTGGCACCAGGTGCAGGCCGCTTACGTCGGCCACGGTGGCGCATGGGTGCCGCAGAAGCTGCGCCTGATCGGAAAGGACGGCCTGTGGGTTGAGGCGTACAGCGCCGAAGCCGCAGCCACCAACGGCCTCCTCGACATCACAGGGTTGTCCTATCGCGCGGGCGGCCCGATGCAAGGCGCGCTCAATGTCGATGGCTATGGCCTGAGCAACGTCGTCACGCCCGAACCGGAAGTCGGCGCCTTCTACTCGCTGCGCGGCGTGCTCGGCGACGTGTTCGAGAACTTCCCGAAGATGAATGTCTTCGGCACGGAGCTACCGATCCCCGCGGACGGCGTGGCCGCCTACGCGCTCGATGGCAGCAAGTCGCAATACCTCGCGCCGCCGGCAACGGGCGACGCACCCTACGATCTACTGGGGCTGCTCGGCACGGGCGGCGCCAAGCACTGGGAGATCGGCGGCAAGGTGAAGCCCACGAGCTGGCCGGCCTCAGGCGTTCAGGAGTTCGTCATGTTCTCCGGCACGGCGACGCAGAGCATCGCCGTTTATTTTGACGCGGCCGGCACGCTCTATGCGCGGTTCAAGAACGGCACCGCCTACGTCAAAACGCTGTCGATCGCGAACGCCGTGAGCCTCAACGTCTGGACGGGCTTCGTGTTCCGCCATCGCCTGGACGGCGCCACGCGCTACCTGGAACTCGTGACGCACACAGGCGCGAGCGCGGTGCTCGCGGGCGACCAGTCGGGGCTCTTCAGCTATTGGGCACCGGCTCTCGCACAGGCGATCCAATTCGGCCGCGGAACACAAGACGGCAGCCTGGTCGATGCGTCTGCGTTCTTCCTCGCGTCGAACACCGACTCGTCCTACACGATCTCCGAAGGCGGGCTCGCGCTCTCGACCACGGCTACGTCGGTCTACAAGGGCTCGCAACCTTCGGGCGTCATGTCGCCCAACACTGGCATCTACTACCTCGAAATCCTTAACCGGAGTTCCTACAACATCCACTTCGGCGTGGGTGAGCCAGGCGCTGATCTCTCGAAGGCGCCTGGTGAAGTCGGCTGGTGCGTGGCTGCTCTCAATGGCCGCAAGCTCAACCACCAGACCGGCAGCGGGACGACCTGGACGTCAGCAATCGCGGCCAACTCGGTGATCGGGCTGTACTACGATAGCGGCGCCGGCACGATCGAGGTTTTCGTCAATGGTGTCACGCGCGGCAAGCCGTTTGCCGCCGCGACGATCGCCGTCGACGTGGCTTTCATCATCGGCGGCGTATCGCAGACGACCTCGACGAACCTCTTCAATCCGAAGGTGGTCATAGATCCTGCGGCCTGGACGTATGCGCCGACCAATGGCGCCAAGGCCATGCCGCTGTCCAAGGTCATGGGCTCGACGACCGAGCGCTATCTCACGGGCCAACTGCGTGACGTCTATCTGCGCAACGCCCCGATGGCCTCCGATCTGCGCACGCTGGCCGTGATCGCGCCCGAGCTGACTTTCGAGCTGCACTTCACGAACCACGCGAGCGGCGCCGTCACGGTGGCCAACAGCAACATCCTGAAGAGCACCGCGCAGCAGCTCATCATCGCC